TCTTCATCAACAAGATTTACTTGTGCTGTTCCAGTTTTGGTACATTTAACCCAAAAAGCTACTGTTAGTTTTTCAGCATTACTTGTTCCTTTTTTTAAAAGTTGTAAATCTTGACCTTCTATTTTCTGTACAAATGCTAAAGCACTTGCCGAAGATGGAGATGCGTCTGCTGTTGTGCAATCCATTTTCATTGAATATCCAAAACCTTCATCACTTGGCGAATCAGTTGATTGTGAAATAGTCCATGTTCCTATGCTTATTGTATGTCTGTATCTATCAATAGCTTTATAACCACTTGAATTTGCACTACTAACACTAGTACCTCGTTGAGCCACAGCCATGTTAGAATTTATCACTAAATTTTTTGCATTAGGTCTTGAAGTAGGAATAACACCACTAGCAATTTTACTAGAAGTTACAGCACCACTAGCAATCTTAGCTTCGGTAATCGCACCATCTGAAACTGTTGTTAGTAGTCCTACTCCAAAATGTTTAACTGAATTGCATACTGAGTTTGCATTTGGTGTAAAATCAAAAGTAATTTGACTTCCTCCAGTTTGAGTAAAATTGCCTACTTGGATAATTCCGTCAATCTGTATTTGTAATGCGTCAACACTAACAATATTAAAAGCTACTGAGTTTTGTGTTAGGTTAAAAACTGTATCACTTCCATTGAATGATAAATTATCTAAAGTTGATATGTTATCTATTTGGTCTATTCCTCTGCCTATGTAACTCATAATTTATCCATTTCTTCTTTGACTTTTGTCCAAGACAATTCTGAATGAGGATTTGTTGTAGTTGTAATAGCACCACCTGTATCATCTGTGCCTGTAACCCATTCTATTTTATTAAAGTTCGCTTCATTATTAATAGGGTGTCTAACGATACACTCAGTACCTTCTTTTAAAATTTGTATTGCTTTCATACATTTTAAATTATTATCTATTGTCATGCACTAATCTCCATAGCTGTTATTGATGCAACACAGTTATTTTGCTGTAATCCGATTGTAGATGCGTCTGTAACTGAACAAGCAAATCTTGTTTTATAAGTAATAGCACTTGTTGTATTATGTGTAGTATCTAACAAACTTGTTGAAGCACCTCCAACAATCATTAATCCAGTAGTACCATCACGACCAAAATCATTATCAAACATTCTAAGACTAGAATAAGAGCCACCACTTATAGTTCTTCCTAATTCTATTTTTCCTGCGTTGTTTGAACTTTGTTTTATTAAACCAGTATGACTAACAAAAACTAATATTTTACTAGAAGTAGCCGAAGGTGTAATTGCAACACTCAATCCTGTGTCAGCATAGCTTTGTGATGAACTATATACAGTGCTTGAAAGTGTACTTGATACAGCTTGTAAAACCTTACCGCCTCCTGCTCCACTGACACTACCAGTAAAAGCAAAGGTTTGACTTAAATCAATTCCACTAGGTTTTAATAAAGTAAAAGACATTATTCACTCTCCTTTGGATATTTTGTTTTGATTGATTGCACATTTGTTTTCCATGCTTCTAATCCTTTTTCTGTAATAAATTCTATTTGCGAAGCTATACTTCCATATTCTTTTTGTCTGTTAGCTACAGCGATTGCATTTTTTTCTAAAGTTTCTGCTTGGGAAGATAAAGCGTTTAGTTGTGCGTCTGTAGGTTTAGGTTTATCTGTAGTGTACCATTCATTAATAGTTTCAACACCACTCTCATCTTTTTCAATTTCAACATCATTTTGTAAACTTATTTCTCTACCTAAATATGCTTGTATTTTATATCTTAAATGTGTCATGTTATTAATTTAAATCCTATAAAGTTACTACCTTCAATATTTTCTCGTCTAACAACACCATTACCAGTTGTTGTTTCTGCGTGAGCAAAAACCTCTACATAATCATCAGCATCTAAATCTAAAATACATGAAATCTGTTGAGTCATAGTTCTAATGCTATTATTATCAAAATTTGACCTTTGTTTAGAAGCTGTTGTGCCATTCTTTTTAATTTTTAATCCTGCAATCGTAAGTGTACCAACACCCCCACTTGTATCAACATAAGCACTAGCCATAAAAAAATATTTCCCTGCTACTGTTGGAGTAAAACGATAATTACTAGTATCGTACTTACCATTTGAATCAAAAATTTCTGTTTCATAATGTACTTTAACATCACCACCACCAGATAAACTTTGGTCTACACTATCTTTATATGCAGAAAAAGCAGGAGTATTATCTCCACCAGCAACAGCAAAAGTATTATCTCCTCTTAGAAAAGTTGTAGAATTTTTTGTGCCACTAGCAGAAAGCATATCTAAAGTTACTGTACCTGTTGCGGGTGCTTGTGTGCTAGAAATTTTAGCTACATAAATGCAAGTAACTTTATCTGCGGAAACCAGAGTTGCTCCAAGAGTAATTCTAGTAGACGAAGTTAAAGTTAAATCAGAATTTTCTTGAACTACTCCATTAACTAAAACGATAACGGAACTAAGAGAACTTATGCTTTGATTTAAGTCAATATAGTTTTGCGTTAGTCCAGTGAAATACTGATTTGCTTCTTGTGATATAAAACCTGATTGAGGCTTCGTTCCTAAGTATGCCATGTTATGCTACGTCTGTTAAAAGCGAAACAATCACGTCTGCTGTACCGCTATCTTTTTTAACTTTTATTGCTCCACCACTAGGTATTACTATTTTTCCCTGAACACACTCTAATGAGCTTCCAGTTGGTAGAGGTGCATTTTTAATTATGTATCTATCGTTAGAGCCATCATTAAGAACTGCATCTACATTTATAGAAGTAGTACCTGTATTTGAAATAAGTAAACCTATTACGATTTGTTTATTTCCTGTAGCGGAAACAACAGTCGTCAAATTATTATCAGCTAGTGTTGCGTCAGCTTGTGAAAAATTATTTGCCATGTGTTATCCTAATGCTATTGCGAATGGGATACTATTATCCGTTGCCGCAATGGTTAAAGTTTCATTACTTCCATTATTATTCTCAGTGAAAGTAACATTTGTACCTGCTACAAGTTTACCATTTAAGAAACCTGCTGTGGTGTCGTTAGATGATACTTTGGAAGTCTCATCTGTGTTTACTCCAACAGAAGACCAAGCACTTCCATTGTAATATTTTAAAGCGTTAGATGAAGTATTATAAACTAAGTCACCTTCATCTAATGAAGATGTAGGGTCACTTGAGTCTACTCTATATCTATCAGCAAAACTATTTACGCCACTAATATTAGAGGCTACTGTATTGACATTAGCGATTGAACCACCTGTTAAATTAACATTAGCGATTGCTCCGCCAACTGTATTGACGTTAGCAATTGAACCTGCCACTAAATCTATTTCTGAACTTGCTTCAGCTAAATCATCAGCTACAGCTTCTATTTCTGTTAGTTTATTTTCTACTGCCGCTACATCTGCTGATATTCCTGCCACCGCAGTTATATCACTAGAAATACCTGCTAGAGTTGTAATATTTGAATTTTGACCTGCTACTGTATTTATATTAGTAGCATTTGAGTTGACTGTATTAATTGCTGTTTGGTCTGAAGATGTTGGTGTTGTTCTAAGCCATGCTGTATTACCTAAGTCATACACCATCATTACATTATTTGTTGTATTAAAATAAATTGCCCCATCAATTAGAGTTGCACCATCATTGTCAACTGAAGGATTTGAACTCTTAGCTCCTAAATATCTGTCATCAAAGCTATCATAACTAGCCGCCGCAGACGTTGCTGAAGAAGCCGCATTAGTAGCTTGAGTTGACGCTGTACTAGCTGAACTTGCCGCCGCCGTTGCTGACGTACTTGCTTCACTAGCTTTTGTGGTAGCTGTCGAAGCTGACGTACTTGCCTCAGAGGCTTTTGTCGTAGCTGTTGAAGCTGAAGCCGTAGCTGAAGTAGCTGACGTACTAGCTTCACTAGCTTTAGTTGTCGCTGTAGAAGCTGAAGTTGAAGCACTTGTTGCACTTGTAGCCGCCGCCGTAGCAGACGAAGCCGCCGCAGACGCTTGAGTTGTTGCTTGATTTACTTGTGATGTAGCCCCTGTTTCAACAAAATTCTTTGTTGCGGCATCTTGTGCTGACGTAGGGTCAGTTACATTTCTTAATTGTTTACTACCTACATCATATTGAAAGTCTGAGTTTGATAATTTGATAACATCATCTGCGTCATCAATAGCTTCCTGAGACATAAAGAAACTTTGATTTGAGTCTGTATCTAAATCATTTTCTGTTAATACTGAGCCTGAAGCATAATCTACTAATTTTGTTCCTTGACTTGTTGTACGTCTAATTTCAATAGCGGCACTATTAGCAGGAGCGGAGTCAAAGGTTATTGTAGTCCCTGCACCATTCCAACTAAAAGCTGTTGTCGCTGAACCTGCTACGGTAACTGTAACATCTGCTTGAACTCTGTAACTAAAAGGTACAGAATACGCAGTTGTACTACCGTTACCAGTGTAACGTACAAAACTATTAGCCATATTTTTCCTTAATTTATGAATTTCTCTTCTAAGAAGGGAACTTTATTTTATATTATTGTAGGCTTCTAACCATATTTCTGTTGCTGATTTAAATTTCTTTTCAATAAATGTGTTTCTCTTTTTTAGTAATGCCTTTAATTCTTCATTATTTTCAAACATTACATCATAAGCGTCTTTTTCAAAAGCATGTACCAATGATAATAAATGTTTTTGTTTATAGTCATCTCCTGCAACAATACCTTCAGGTAATCTATTCATCTGACTTGTTGGGGTAATTATTTCATACTCTAAAATTTCTTTTAATGACGCTTCTTTACCTAAAGGTGCATAAAAGACTTTCATTGTCTCCTTTATTTCTAACCACCTATCATAGTAAGTTTGACCTTTATGCTCACCAGTTTTAAATCTTTTTTCTTTTAGGTTTATTCCTGTGTGTTTATCTATTTTACTAGGAGCAGTATAATCAAAATCTCTTTCATTAAAGAATTTTGCTACAATACTATTCTTAAATTCTGTCATAGCAAAAGGAGAAGACCATAATCCTGTCTTTCCGCCTAAGCCAAATAGCCACCCATTCTCTCTATTAATCTTTTCACCAAAAATATTACGTTGAGGCATAACTCCTTCAGGGTCATCTAATGGATTAATAGCTCGTAGCCTATCCATAAAACCCCAAATTTCTCTTTGATAATCGTCATCAACTCTATTTTTATATCTAAGCAGACCTGATAATGGTGCAAATTTATTTATAAATCGCCCATACATAGAAGCCGCTAATCTTTCAGGGTCTCTTGTTTTCATAAGACCGTCACCTAATATTACATCAGCCGTTTCTAGCATATTCTTTGTGTAAAATTTTGATGTAAAATTTCTTGTTAGTGAAGTTATTAAACCCATAGATATTTCTGTTAGTCTATTTTCTGTTTCTTCAGGTAAATCTTCATTATGTTTTAATGCTGTCGTTAGTGTTTCTGTTATATCTGCCGCTATAAAGAAAGGCATCATAAAGGGGTCTAACCTATTAAGACTGATATATCTTCCATCTTGTGTTTTTCTTGCGTAAGGTTTCCACCCTGTTGTTGCCGTTCTTTCATCATTTTCTTTATAATTAGGAGAACCACCACTTGTTACCATTCCAAATTGTGCGGCTATAAATGCACTACCCCATAATAAATAACCCATCTGTATTCTAGCATTAGCTTCCGCCGCTTTTTCAGGATTTAAGTATTTACCAGTTACTTTATCTTTAGCCAACATGTGACGCATTTGTAATTGGTATCTACCAAGTATAGGTAAGTGTTGAAAATTCCATCTTAATAAGTTTGACGGAGTATTAATAAAGTGTAACCCAAATACTCTTGACCATCTATGTTTTGACGTCCATGCTAAAATACCGCCTGTTAAGTTAAATTTTAATCGTTTACCAGTTTTAGGGTCAAACGCCATTTGGTGAGCAGATTGCGTATAAGTAGAGTCTCTTGCGTATTCTAATGGGTCATTAATTTCAAAAGCATCTGCTTCTGTTGTACCTTTAACATTCCCTGCTTCTATAGCTTTACCACTGTTTTCTTGATATAATTTAGAGCGTCTTTGAAATTCTGCTTTATAGGCTTTTCTATTTTTTAATTGAAGAAAACTACTAGATATTAATTCAGGATTTTCTCTCATTATAGCTGAGTTAACTTGTGCCGCTACTCTAGCTTTAAAGGTCATAGTTTTTAAGAACTCATCACCTGCACTAAGAAGCCTTAGAGGAAGTGTTAATGTAAATGTAGATGGTCTATAAACAAATTTATTTAAACCTTTACCAACAAAACCTCCACCATTTAATAAATCTCCCCATTCATTTAACCATCTTTGAAGTTGACCTTGACGAATGTTGTTATCAACTTTCATTTGCATAGCATCTAGCACAGGTCTTCCCTGCCTAAACCCTCTACCTAATCCTTGTATTGCATGAAGTATATAATAATATTGATAGAAGTATGTTTGTAGTGCTTCTCTTGCTACTATACCTGCTCTAGCTTGTCTTGTAACTCCCATGTTTGCCGCTCTTAACAACATAACAAAAGGTTTCCATTGTGTTTGCACAAGAGAAGAAGCTATGTTTAATATGTGCGTATCAGGAGAAGAAAGTAAGTTATTATTAACGTACTCTGCCGCTAAATCCCAACTATTTGTTTTTCTAACATTATTCATAGCGTCTTCAATAGCTTCATTACTATCTAATTTAGCTAACTCACGCCAAAAGTTTTCAGGATTACCCTCATATTTTTGTTTAGCTAATTTTGGATTTTGAGGATTAACAATTAATTCCGCTACAACCATTTCTTTTCTATTAATTCTTAGTGACGCTAGACCTACACCTAAATTATTTTGTACTTGTTTTCTAATGACTAATAATTCTTTTGCTAAATCGTCTCTCTCTGATAATTCTTTTAATATTTTTACTTTTTCAGCAGGAGTTAAATTTTCAAACTCCAACATACTTGCTAGTCTTTTTATGTCATCAATATTTTTGAGAACAATCATATCGTGAGCTAAGACAGTAGCCGCTAATTCTTTACCTTGAGTACCAAACTTTTCCATAGCTTTAATAACAGCTTGAGGATTAACACCTAATCTCTCAGCACTCTCTTTAATCATTTGAAAAGATTTAGTTGCCGCTATTTCTTCTAAAACATTTGCTATTTCTTTAACAGCGTTTTTTAAATATACAGTTGTACCAAACGTCCCATCAGACATACGTTTGTAGTTAAACATAGTCTTAGGAGGTTTATCTGAATTAAGTAAACCTTCTTTAGCTGTCTGTCTTAATGATTTAATTCGTTGGTCTATTGTTTCATTAGGATTAATTTTATTCTTTGCTTCTATTTCATCTATTTGTTTTTTAGTTTTGTTTTTATAAAAATCATTTCCTTTTTTAGTCATAGTCAAATCATCAAATAATTTCTTACCTGTTATTTCACTACGACCATAATTATGTAAATCAACTAAGTTTTTAACAGAATTATTTTTCTGTTGTCTTGATGTTAATTTAAAACCTCCATAACTAAAAGCTCCACCAAAAACTGTACCAAAGCCAAATCCTGCGGCTGTTGAAATACCTAAATCTTTAAGACTAAACTCATCTTTAATATCAGCTTGTATTGCTGTTGTCTGTAAAAGTGTACTATGTAATGCTCCTGTTCCTGCACCAATACCCCCTTCTACTGCCGCACCTTTAAGTACAGCTTTCTTTAATCCTTTTTTAGTAGCTTCTTTTTGTGCTTCTATAATAGCTCGTTCACTTATTTCTTTAGAAACTTTACCTTTAAGAGCTTCTTTAAGAGCTACCTGATAAGTTTCTTTAGCTACTTGTTTACCAATACCAAAAGAAAGTAAGTTAATAGGGTCAGCTATCATTGCTCCCCCAAAATCGTATAACCACGCTCCAAAGGTTCTATTTGGGTCATTCCAAAAATTAGGCAACGATTGATATGTTTCTTGTAAGTAAGCAAATTGTCTTAGTCTTTCAGGCTCATCAGCAAAAACATTATATAAATCAAATGACATAGACGTTGTATTATTATTACGCCATGTTCTGTCATTATAAAAATATTCTAATAAGTCAGCATGAGACATACTTTTAAAATCATTATTAAAAAATTCTTCGCCGTCTCTATGGTCATAATAACTTCTTAAAGTTTCTAAAAATTTATCTGTTTGTATTTCATCTAATGCGGCTTGAGCTGATAATGGTTTTTTAAGAGCTGTTGTATCTACATCAACATTATAGGATAGACCTGTCGAGCCTCCTTCAATTTGATTGTCTTGTAGCGACTCATCTTCAAAACTATATGTTTTTAATATAGGTTCTTTTTGCTCTTCATATTTTCCTGTATCCCAATTAAATTCTGCCATATTATGATACCTCTACAGATAACTGTTTTATTAATTCTATTAGTTGATTAGCGTCTATATTATATCTCGTAGCTATTTCTTTTATTAATGGCTGAAATGTTATTTGATTTTCAGTTATAAATTTAATAAATGGTTCATCTATTTTTATTTTTTGTTGAGTAAAGAAACTTTTAATTTTACGTTTTATAACCTCATTTCTTTTGTCTATACTTTTTTGTTCTTCTCCAATTTCTAAATTAAATAAACTTCCTTCAACAATTTCAGGTAAATCTTCAAATAAGAAATCATAAGTTAATAATTTTTCAAAACTTTCGTTGTATGTTTTTATTGTATCGTCTTTTAAAGTTTTATTAATTGTCTCTTGTAATTCTTCTTCTTTAACTCTTTCTTCTACTTCTACCATAGTTTCTACGTCATCAAGGTTTCCTTGTGGATTGCTAATAACGTTACCATAAGTTTTCATTACATAATCACCTAAGTCTTGCATGAATTTCCTTCTATCTTCATTAGAAGGTTTTTTTCCAAACTCAGCAAAATAACGTTGTTCATAAGCATTAACTTCTATAGTCATGTAGTTAGCCGCTTTTCGTAATGCGTTATTACCACCTTTAGCTCTAAATACACCTTTTTCATCAGTGAAAGCTCCTCTAATAGAACTATTAATTAAACTCATTTGCTCTACATAAGTTGTATTAGATTGATGTATTGGTAGAGCATTATTCTTTAAATCAGTTTTAGCCGTACTCCATAATCCTAATGCACCTGATAAATTCTCCATTGGAATATTATTATCATTCATATACTTTACAAGGTCAGTTGGAGTATCAAATGAACCTTGAATAGCCATAACTAAGAAATCATCTATCTTATCAGGGTCAACATCTATATTTCTATCAGCATTAATTAATCTATCAAACTGTAAAGCTGAAGGAGGGTCTATAGCAAGTAAAGCGTCTCTTACTTCATTTTGTTTTTCAAAGTTACCTCTGTTCTCATCACTAAAGGCGTCTTTAAATAATTCAGAAATTTGTTCTTGTTTTCCATTTTCTTCATCAATTCTACTTTGGTTTTCTAGTCTTGCACTCTTATCATTTAATTTAGAAACTAATTCTGTTACTTGAGTTTGATTTGTACTAAGTAGTGAACCTAATTTATTGCCTCCTGCACCTGTCCCTCTGTTTGACGTAAGTATCTCTAAAGCAACTTGTATGTCTTCAGAAGTTTTAGCTGTCTGAAATATAACTTCTGCATGACGGATAGCAACTTCATTCATCTCATCATTACTAAAGAAATATTGTTTTTTACCATCTACAGTAGGAAGCTCTGTATTAAGTGATTTAACCATAGACCAATAATCATTATCTATATCAGTAACAGTTTGTAAAAGAGTAACACCTGCTTCCATTTTTTTATTATGAGCATACTTAGCTCTGATAACACCATCTTTAATAGCTTCTTCTGCTTTGTATTGATTAAAGACTGTAGCAAAACCTGTAACATAGGCTTGGTCTTCACCATTAAAATCAGGAACATGTGTTTTATAAAACTCTTCTAAAGTTTGTGTGGTGTGGTCATAGTTATCTAAGTCTGCTGTAATTTTAGCGATAGTGTCTGCCGCTTTAAATCTTCCGTTTTGACCATGTATTGCTGACTCTGCATACATATTAGAAAGCTCTTTATGTTGCCCAGATAATATTTGTTTACTAATGTCATCAGCATTTAAACCTGACGCATATAATTCTTGCATTTTATTAACAGCAATAGTCTTTTTATCATTAATAAGATTCTGACTATACTGCTCTAAAGCAGGTGTCATATTACTTAGTGTATTTACTATTTGTGATAACTCATTACTTCTAGCGACATTAGGTCTACCTCCGTATGTAGAACCATAATATTTATTTGATACTCTTGATTTATATGCCATTATGCTGTGTCCGTTTGTTTACCATATCCTTTAAAATACTTTCTTTCACTTGCAGGTTTATTCAAATACCCTGCTCCTGCACCTGCTATATCTAATCCTAATGACATAACACTAGGAGCAACAACAGGCTCTAAACTATTGTAAGTACGTTGTAAGTTTGCGTATGCGTCATCTGTTTGATTATTAAGAGTAAACATGTCACCCATATACTCTGTTGATATTTGGTTATAATCTAAATCTGCCGCCGACCCTATGTCTCGCATTATTACAGCAGGATTACCAAATCCTAAATTGTGCATTTTTGCAATATCGTATTTCTTTTGTTGGTCTACTTTAAATTCTTCTAAGGCTTTTTCTCTTGCCGCCATACCTCGCTCAGTTTCTATTTTAGATAAGTCAACTAAGTAGGCTTTGTTGGCTGTCATTTTAGCTCTTGAATTAGCCCATGCTTGGTCTTTAGCCGCTTGTTTTTTGGCTTGATGACCCATTACAGCTTGTCCTATTTTCATCACTGCCATAGCTTCGTTTACGCCACACATACTTCAGTCTCCTTCATCACTAATAAGAATGGTATTTTCTCATGCCCATACTCACCTAATTCTTCTTTCACTTCAAAACCTAAATACTGTAACCATTTTAGCGATTGCCAATTTCTTTTATCGACAAAGTTATATAAGTGTTCATACCCCTCACTCATTTGCTCTATCCAATAAGGACACTCTTTTAAAAATTGTCTTGTATGATTAAATAAATTTTCACTTGATAATAACCATGCACAGCCATAACCTTTTTCTGCACTTGGCGTTGACCCAAACATACCAATAACACCTTCTTCTTTAGTACCAATGATAGAATAAGTTTTATGACCTTCGATTGTAAAAGGAACGATTAAGGCTTCTAATGGTGAAGCATTATCTGAAGCTCTAATTTCTGCTCTATCTCCTTTTCTAATTTTAGGAGCTAACTCTAGTACATCTGCTAACTTAGCAATGCGTACATATTTTTCTTTCATTACATTCTCCTTGAGCGTCTATGATAGTAACCCTCAACTTCTGCACTTGCTATAAACATAGGTAAGTGAGAACTACTTTTAATATTAAGAGTAAAATCTGTGTTACGACATTGAACAGGAACTCTTAGTGTACCTGAACTAATTGCAGGTGTACCTATTGTACTTCCTGCTGTACCGATTATATAACCATTCATAAATGTTGTATTTGTATCTCTATTCTCAGGAGATACTTCTACTTGAAAATATCCTGAGTTTTCAAAATCAAAATTTATTGTTCGTATTTGATAACGACCTGACGTAATAGCCATAAGTCCTCTACCTGTATCTTCTCGAATATATTGAGGTGATAAAGTATATAAAGACTCATACGGAACACCTATGTAAACATTTGTATGATTACCAATCAGTGTGTAGTTAGAGCCACTAACATACGTTAACGCATAGTTAGAGCCGTTAGTAGCATCAACTGCCATGAGTCCTGTCTTAGCACCATACGGTGATGTTACTGTAGTTAAACCTGTAACTGAACTATATGTTCCAGTAACTTTTTTTCGTAAATCTAAATGAACATTAAAACCAATAGTTGTGTCTTCTAAGTTTCTTAAATCTATTTTAAATAATTTTGTATCTTGTCCTTCAGCAGTAAATAAATAAACAAAACTATCACTAGTCATGCCACCTAATATTTTTACTCCATTAAATGTCCACTTAGACCATGCTGTTTGTACCTTCTCGCCTTTATCAAAGAAATATTTATAAAGATATATTGTGTTAGCATTTGTTGGAGTAACAGCAGAACCTACAGAAGCAGGAGCTACTGCACCATCTGCCGTATCTGATACTAAAAATAATAAAGTATCTTCAATCGTATTACTTATAATTTGATATGGATTAGCAGGAATTAAACTTTGTACTGCCACACTAATATCTAAACCATCATTTGTTAAAGTATCATCATCAGCATAGTATTCTCTTACTGCTGTATTATTATTTCTTGATTGACAAAAGTATGCAAACTTACCTGCCGCTACAGGAGTTACACTGTCATCATGCTCAAACACTGAGACTTCATTTAGTATGGCTGACGTAGGTGTTATTGTATCACCACCTGAGTCTAATTTATATTGAGCTGTATCAGAAAATAATAATAAAGTTTCATTAAATGCTACAGAGTTTTTAAGAGTATTAACTTGCGTACCTGACGCCGCTATATCAATAGGGTCAGTGTCTAAAACTTGTGTAACTGTTGTAGCAAAGAAATTAAAGTAACTTGCATTTTCAGATAAAATTAAATTTTCACCTGATAAAATTCCTAAACGACTTTTATAAAATGTTAAATTTTGAATTGCTTTACCAACAAAAGAAGGGTCAGAGTTTGATAAAGAGTCTCCACATATTCTGTCAGTAAATTCTATTTTTTTAAATGTAAAAGTACCATTATTATTATTAACAAGTGCATGAGGCATTGTAGTGTCTGTTAATCCTATGCTTGTAGCAGGAGCAATACACTCATTCCAAATACCATTGCCTTTAAATTGCACAAAATAATCAGAAAGAGTATCTCCTTCATCACCTGTTACTTGTATAATAACATCATCTTTTCCGTAATAAGGTAGCTTTGTAAAATCTTGTATCTTATCTTTAATAGCATACATAGACGCATTACCTGCACCATCAGAAGTAGACACAGTATAGTTTGCGTTTCCGTCAGTAGGCTTACCATAGATAACAGAGTCATAAGACTCAAAAGTAAAGTAGTTACTAATACCAGAATAATTTGTTAAACCTTCAGTAGTAGATAACGTAGCTCCTGTATCAGTACGAACAGTTTTAAATCCTATTTGTGACGCACTCCCATTCCAGTGTGTACTTGAAGTACCTTTTAAAAGTATATCTGTAATTTTATTTGTATCTCTAAATTCACTGTCAGTAGTTGCATCATTACCACTAGGCATTTGAAATATAACTTCTACTTCATACGACATGCTAGGGTGTTTAAGAGCAACTTTATATTCTCTACCGTAGTTAGATGTCTTAGCATAAATTAGAAACTCTTCTACTTTAGCCGCAGACGTTGTACTGTCTGCTGTTGGCACAATAGATTTATTAGCAATAAAAGTAAAGTCAGCTATGTTAACTAATTTAAAATCTTCTTTTGGATTAGTTGAGTTAAGATAAGTATTTCCATTTGGAAAAGAAACTGTTTTTTCATTACCTGCTAAATCATATACCTTTACACCGTTGTCATAAAAAGCACATAAGTATTGATTACTTTCATCACGCTGTATGTTCCATAATTTTGCTGTGTTGGGGAATACATTTGAAGCATCAAGTGTTGCTATATATTCAAGAGGTGGACGCTTTGATAAACCATTTACAATATTGTTTTGTAGATTTACTTGTTCAGTTGCCTGATTAATTCCTCTTTGTGTTGGTGTTTGCTGAGATATACCATTAATAAAATTAGGAATACTCTGCGATACAACTGGCATTAGTATGTCCTTCTTGGAGGTCTGTTAATTATTGAATAAGTATTAGCGTCTCCTGAAAGTATATTTACATCAGCACTTCTTGTATCAGCTTGTTTAAAAGTATTGTGTGCCTCTTGTTCATCAGTACCTACTAATTTAGTTATTTCAGAGTCACCAATAAAACGAGAAGCAAATCTTCTAGCTGATTTTAATGTAATGTATTGTCTTGCGTATTCAGGGAGATGTTCATATTGTTGCACTAGAACTACATCAAGTGTAGGTGCAGTAGTGAAAACGTCAGTGTGATTATCCATATCATATAAATAGCCATCACGGATAACAACATTCATATAACGAAAATCTGCTGAGGCGTCAGCTTGGACGCAGTTTGAGGGTAGTGGTATTTTATTGTCAGTGTCTAAAGAAACTACATATTTATATTGTGTGTTAAAATTCCAACCTTGAGTTTGAACTGACATAGATGTTTCATCTAAAATATTTTTAGCGACTGATACATCTACATTCGTATTACCTGTAATTGTATTAACAGGAGCTTCGCCTATAACTGATAACATAGTGTTAATAGCTTGAAGCTCAGTAGTTGGAGTAATTTGTGTTGTCATAGTTTCCCTTAAAAAGAAGAAGGCGGAACTAAGTCCGCCCTCTAGTTAAGATTATGTAGTTAAAGAGGCTTACGCTTCTTTAATACCTACAGCCGCTTCAGGTCTTAGGACGCCATGTCCCATTGCGTATTTAGCAACCATTAATGTACCTTGACGTCTTATGTCATATTCCATTTCAGTTGATAAATCCATCAGCTTAACTGTACCTGCCGCACTAGGGTGACAAACTAATGCCACATAGTTAGCCAAGTTAACAGCTTGAGGATTTGAACCTCCTGCTGTAGCTGAACCTTGGTCTACGCCTGAGTTTACGTTTGAAGAAACAAAGTGAGGAGTTGGAATTAACTCAATTCCTGCTACTTTAATTACTTTACCTTCAGCCACACCACCATTAGCACCACCACTGAAGTCAACATTGACTGCATTTGTAGCGTTAGCTAATTTGTAGTATTCTTCTAATCTTAGGAAACACTTTCTACCTTCTTTTGGAACGTAGTGAGAGTCTAAGTTAGAAGCGGCATCAAACAATGAGTCAATCATTGCGTTTGCCGCAGTAGCCGCAGTTGCAGAAGCGATACCTGTATTAGTTAATACTGTACCTGCGTCTCCGCCTGTTACGTTGGTAGCCGCCTGAGCCGCTTGACCGATAGTTTGTAAGATATGCTTATCTTTTTGGAAAGCCAAAGCTCTACCAATTTCTGTAGAGTAAGCACTTCTTACGTCCCAGTGGTTCTTAGCTTCTTCAATGTTGCTAAGGAATACTGAGCTTAATAGTAAGTCATTAATTGTAATGACTTTTTCGTTGTGGTTTACGTCACTTCCTGTGATTTCCGCACCTGCTGTGTGATAAGCCGCCGCTACTCTACCCATTACTGGAAAAGTTGCTGACTTACCGTTAGAGATAGAACGTACCATCTCTGCACCTGCTGTTACTGAAGCTCTTTCAAAAGAAGTTAATACTTCTCCTGCAAAAACTTTCAGAAATAAAGCGTCTTCACTACCAGAAGCATTGACTTTGCCCACCGATACTGGTGTTGCATTTGCCATTTTAGTCTCCTTTAGTTAAGGTTATTTAAGAAAGCCTTACATTGTTCAGTTTCATAATCAGAATTGTCCTCCGCAAAGGGTAAAGTTACTTAACTTAATTATGTTTGGCAGTTGCCACATATACCATGTCGCACAACTATATTTTACTGTTCGCTAGTTTTGCTTTTACATCTGCTTGATAAGCAGGGTCACTAGAATATCTAGCGTCATTCATTGCAGTTGTAACTTCAGCCCATGAACGATAACCTTGTTCACCAGTTGGTGACGCCTTACCTTGTACGAGACTAGGTTCAGTACCATTAACTTGTTCATATTTTGCTTTAAGTCCTTCTACTGCTAACTTAACAGTATCCATGTCTCTGCTATTAACGGCTGTGTTATATGCTTTCTTTTCGCCTTCAGACATATTACCTGCCGCCCATTCAGACATGTTCTTATAGGCTTCATCTCCACCTACAATACTTTTAACTTCGCTTTGTTGTTGTGTTGCAAGAGCTTGTTGCCCTTGTATAAAAGCGTCAACATAATCTTTTGGTATTCCTGCTTTTTCTAATGACTCATAAGAGCTATCATCTAGTTTACCATTTTCATTATATTGTGTTTGTAAATTACTCATATCTAAACCTGCGTTCTCAACAGCCTTTTCAGCTATCTCTAATGACTCTTCAGATTTAGTTTCTTCTTGCTTAGTTTCTTCTTTAGGAGCTTCTTCTTTTGGCTGTCCTAATTTTGTTTCCAATTCACCATAGGCTTTAGCCATATCTTCAGGTGAATTAAATTTTTCAGGTAGCCATTCAGGTCTATCTGATTTTTCTTCGACTGGTTTTTCAGCCGTTGTTTCTTCTTGTCTAATTTCTACTTGTTCTACCATTATTGAGTATCCTGTTTCGATAAGTTATTAGCAACTGGTGCAACAGCTTTCTCAGCCATGCCCATCATTTGTTGTTGTTGCATTTGTTCTTGTTGAGCTTGTTGCTCTGCCGCTATTTCCTCTTCTGTTTTCATTAAACCTTCTGTATCTATGCCTAGACCAGTAGCGATACGTTTAATTAAATCATTAGGATTTAAGGCACTTACTACTTGTGGATTTATTTGAGCTAAGTTTGCAATCTCAGCTACAAATTCTCTTAATTTTTGTAAATCATTTCCTCGTCCCAGTGCTTCTATGCCTGTTATAATTGTA